GGAAAGTGAGGCGAGTTTCTCTTTCTGTGTCTGTGCAAGACCTTCAGAGACTTGATCCAATACTCCTTCAGCAACCGACTCGGAGAGGCGGGAGTTTAGGGAAATATTCTTCTCAATTTGCTCGTTGAGTTTTGTTTCCATGTCATCAAGTTTTTCTACCATGCTCTCAAGTACATCATACTTATCTTCAGGGATTGATACATAATGTTCTTCAAAAAGACCCTTCATTCCTGCAAGGAATGATTCGGTCATATCGGTCTTGAGACCAGAGTCAACGGCGAGTTGATTTTCAGACATCCACTCGTCAGAGACATATTCTAAGTAAGAATCAACACGCTCAGCGAGTGATTCTTTAGCAGAAGCAACTTCCTCTGCAAATTTCTCTGCAAATTGTGCTTCTAGTTGCTCTTTGATTTGAGCAACCTTAGAATTGATTGCTGCCTCAAAGATGGTGCGTGCTTTCGCTTGGAATTCCTCGGAAAGCTCTTCACCAGCAAGGAGAGCGTTAACGTCTTCTTCGACGTTATACTCAGCAACGACTTCTTCTTCAGTTACTTCTTCTTCGGAAACAACTTCTTCTGTAGTAGACTCTTCTTCAGAGACTACTTCATCAGTTGTTTCTTCTGCTTCTGCAACTACTTCTTCTTCGTTACTAATTTCTTCTTCTTCCTTCATACCCGTTGGCATAGGATCTGCTGCCTTTGCGCCTTTGTTTACAACGTCTTTGACCTGTTTGAGAGTTCCTCCAGGAGTCTTCAGCTTTGCTGAGTCATCATCGACTTTGTAATTTTCTGGTGTAGGTCCACCTAAATCCTCATAGGTAGCGGGTGTGCCACCAGTAGTGAGTTTGGGCATAGGATCTGCTGTGCCAGCATTAGCATTGACAGCAGTTTTGGATTGCTGTGTCTTTACTTCCATTTCTTGTAAATCTCCACGAGACATTTGAACTCTCCGTTATTGCCGGGTATTAAAAACTATATTTATTTATAAAACTAAAGATTAGATAAGAAGTTATTCCATAACTCTAACTTATGTTCTTCCAGAATTTTCTGGTCAACCAGTGTATTTATTCTATTTTTTGTTTGTTGTGCGTACTTCTCACGGAGAAGTCCACCATCCCAAACCCACTCTTTTCCTTCCATAATCCCTTCAACAAAGGCATCTGGGGCAGAAGGATCAGCAACGATATCAGCAGCAGTTGCTAACATAAAATCGTCACCAACGATATTGACACCTTCACGGGTGGTCTTTAAAGAACCAATACCGCGAGAAGATACGCCAAGTTTTACTCCATCTTCTACTAAAGCAGAAGCAATCTTACCCATAGGGGTATTCAAAATCTTTGCTTTACCAATAAAATTTGAACCACTTTCTCTAAGTGATACAATCTTATGAGAAACTCTGTCGAGGTTTACAGTAGGACCATCAGGGTGTCCAAGTTCTCCAAGTGCTCTGCCTGACTGAACATTAGATTCATTATAACGAGAAACTTCCTTGCGGAGAGTTTCCATGGGATACATACGACCATTGCGGTTTTTGATGTTGCCCTGAAGGAAAACTCCTTCAATATATAATGACTTCTTGCCAGACTTAGTAGTCTCAACTAGAAATTTTACTGATTCGATTTCTTCTCTAATAAGTTTCATAGTTTTCTACTAACCTGCGTTTTGAACTTGTTGACAATGTACAGAACCTGATCCTGTTCTTGACTCAGCTGCTATTTTAAGAGAATTTCTTAAAGATGCTGCACTATCAGCACTCAGAGCTGTGGCAATACCTGTACTGTTATAACTAACAGTAACTTTAGGTGTGTAACCATCAACCCTATTTCCAGTATTCACTGCAGTTATTGACTGATGAGAAAAGTCATAATATGACTGACCAGTTACAGTCAATGAAACCGTGTCTCCAACATTAAATGGGCAACCTGTTCCTTCTGGTAAAGATACAACCGTAGTTGCTCCAGTAGTAATTCCAACAACTCTTTGGTTTTTTGGAGCACCTAAAGAAAGAATCTCGGGTTCTCCTACAGTAACTAAGAAATTTGTTGGTCCAGCTTCTGGTTCACTTCCAATTGAAACATATGCATCATTACCAATAGCAACAATTCTAATTGCATCGGTCTTATGGGCAAATGCATCAGACTTCTGGGAACCAGAATTTGTTGTTCTTGTAAAGGCAGGATCTACCGGATTAAGACGGGCCATTATTTCCTAAAGTTCATTTATAAGTTATTTATAATTTAAACGCCATCACTTGACTCTAATTCTGTGTCAGAGACTTCTTCTGCATCAAAACCATTATTAAAAATAGCATTCGCAGCAGTTTGCTTATAGGAATTTACTCTTTCTGCAGTTTTTGCATAAAGCATATCCTTAATGGCATCACTAATTTGAGATGGTGAATCGTCAGTGATAATATTATCTAGGAGTTCATCCATGGTTTCCATAGTACAAATTTATTTTTATTTATATCTCCCCACCCTTAGGTAGTTCTACAGGTTCAACAGCAGAGGCATCAATTTCAGGTTCCATCTGAGGTTGACCAAGATCCATTTCTGCTGCTCCTGCCTCTGATTCTAGTGGTTGTCCAGTAGCTGGGTCAATGGTTGCAGGATCTGGTATAATACCATTTTTGATTTCATTTTCAATCAATTTATCCTGCTCAAGAATTTCAATGTCGGTTTGACGCAATATCTTACGTCTAATATAATCTTGTGAATAGTATTTGCCGACATATGGTTCTGCAGTTGCAACAAGAGCAAGTCTCTCATTCATCAATTCTGCCTCTTTTAATTCGGAGAAGTGATTATCATACAAGAAATCATATTGAATATGCTCACTCATTGACTCCCAATCATCGGGAGTAATCACATTCTTCAGGAGTAATTGGGTCCTCAGCATGTCATTAAACATGTTAGAGAATCTCTTTCTTAAACGACCAACAAACTTGGTAAATTTGAGTTCATCTCTTAGGATCTCAGAAGATCTCCCCAAGTTAAACCCACCTTCTCCATCCATTCTTGATGGTGGAACATTAAGGGACCTGTATAATTTCTTCTTAAAGTATTCAATATCAGTGATTTCACCCAGGTTTTGTCCGCCAGGGAGAGTGGTGATTTCGGTTCCTCTTCCACCTTCACGCCTGGGAAGCCAGAAGTCTTCAAGCATCGACATGTATTTTTTGTCATCACGAATCTCTCCAGTGTTTGCATCATATACAAGTTTGTTGCGATAACGCATCATAACGTCACGCAGATATTGTTCTGCCTTTTGCTTAGGAAGATTACCAACATCGATGTAGAAAATTCTACGTTCTGGTGCTCTTGATAGTCTATAGATTACAAGACTATCTTCAATCATTCTCAATTGATTTAGAGATTTGATTGCTTTATGAAGATATGAAAGAGTCTGTCCTTTATTTCTATCTACAAGTCCAGAAGTGCAATAGGTGACAGCATCTTTTGCCATCTTAATTCCTGCACCAGGAGCTCCCATATTCCCTGAATTTGTATTAGCTTTAGGATTGTAGATGTAAAACTCTTCTAACTCTGGGAAATCATAATCCATTGGATCATTTTTCAGAGGATTGAGTTTATTCAGCTGCTTCTGTTCATTTTTCTTTTGTTTTCTTACATAACGCATTTTAGTAGCGTCAATGTAGCGAAGTTCTTGAATACCTTCTTGAGGATTCTTTAAATCAATAATTTTATGGTAATACAATCTACCATCAACATACCAGTTACGATATATCTCATGTGCTTTTTTATCAAAATCCAATAAATCTAAAATATATTTAAATTCGCTTCTAATAGTTTTCTTGATACCATCACTGGCATTGAGATTTGATAGTTCAATTTCTACCGGACTATCATTGGAATCTGAAACAACAGCTTCGTTTACAATATCTTCAATCGCACTATCACACTCTGGATGGAGTGCCATCTCACGATATCTTTTAATTAAATCATTTTCATTCTTATAAACACCCTCAATATCTACATAGGAACCAAAAAAACCACTGCTCAGATAGTGATCAACCCCGTCCTCATTATTAGGAGGAACGGGGGAGACCGCTGACGGTGAGAGTGGTTCGTTGTCCTCTATTGAGAACCCAAACAATTTTGACATTATTATATTGGAACTTTATCTCTTCTATTTATTAGTTCAGCGCAACGCCAGTTGCGTCATCAGAAAGAGATTCAAAAGATTGAACTGCAAATTCTACAGTAAACTCTTCAATAGTATCACCTGAATCATAAGAAAGGTCGATTGCAGAAACAGAAACTGGAAAAATATCCAAGAATTTGAATGATTTCAAAGGAGTTATCGATTCTCCATCATCAGTACCAGAATTTGCTTTACTAAATCTACCGGATGAGTAACCTCTTCCAAGTTGATAGACATAAGCATCGGTCATGTATGAAGATGGATTTACCGCACCAGTATTATTACTGAGTTTGGCAATTGCATTCATCCATGCTTCCATGGCATTTCTAATTGCAAAATCTTCATCATTAATAATTGTTATGTTCCAGTTTTCAATAGTTCTATCTCCAGCAACCTTCAGAGTACGACCTCTGAAGGGAACATCAATAGAAGCAATAGTTGATGCAGGCAATTGAGCTGCCTTACACATAATTGAAAAATTTTCCTGCTCATCAGAACCCCAGGTTGCTTTAGGGCTTGAATTTTTAGCAGCATCAGGTAAATCTGGAATTGAGACCTCAAATAGATTAGGTCTTGCACCACCACCCTGCAATTTGCTCTGAAATTTTGAAAGTGTGCGTAAAGTTGACATTTTTAGTAATCCTCCGTTATTTTATGATTAATTATCAAACTCTACCTGCTACTTCCGAGAAAGAAACGCCTGTTCGCGTTGCTACGAAAGTAAGAGTAATAAAGTTAATAGACTTGGCAGGCTTCAGGAAGATGTCTGCTCTAAACTCATTGTTATCGATCACATCAGGAGTATTATTACTCTCGTCACAAATGACGAGATAGTCAATGAGTCCTCTTTTCG